CTCTAACGTTTCGGCTGAGGTCAAAATGAAAAGCTTTTACGTATTAATTTTAATTCTGGTTGCAAGCTTTGTTAGCGTCCCAGTTCAGGCGGTAACAGCTAAAAACTATGAGAAAGGAACTAAAGCTCAACAGAAATCAATATCTTACCTTTCATGTGCATTCTATGGCAGTAGCACACAATTAGATCCTAGCTACACGGGGCAAGTACCTACAGCCGATATCAAGATATTACAGAAAGCAGCTTACCACGCTTACAACGATGCGCTCTCATACTTTGGCTATGAGGAACCAGATCACGAACAACGCATAATTGATTATGCTGAATTTGTGGCGTCGCAAGAAGCTGTGTTATGGGATAAGCCGGGAATAAATGGAAAGCAGGTAACACTAATTGCTCGTTCTCTCTACAATGAGAGTAACTGTAACTTGTTACTGGACTCAATTAAGTAGGAAAAAGATGGTATTTTGCCCGTAGTTTCAACCTTAATCTCCGAACCTGTCGCAGAACGGGCGTTCACTCATCAAATAAACGCCACACCTAACGCCTCACTGTACTCGTTGTTCAACCTTGCTGACGCCAGAACCAAGTTCAGACGCCAGCAACTTTTCTTAATGCAGCCAGCTGTCGTCTTCCCACACCTTCTGCATAATTTTCATCACTTGTTTTCTTTCTTCGTCCAGTTGCAGTCCGGTCAGTTCCACACCGTTAGAGCTACCTTTGCGGATGCGAATTACCGTTTTGGGATACAGGGGGCGCAGATTGCGGTAAAGCTCTGATTCAAGGGCGTCCAGGGTAGACTGGCTAATCTTCTGCTCTTTATCGATCATTATTTCAATGCGCATAAAAGTCACCTCAACTGATGACGTCCATTGAGCGGTTGTATTCGTGAGTTCTGATTTTTGCCATGAGTTCATCAGTCAACTCAGAAACCCACTGCAGAGCCAGCCCCTTCTCTTCATCACTACACTCACTAGCCGCTACAAGCTTAAGAAAAAAATCAATGCGCTGGAGCTTCAAAGACTCCAAAAAATAGTCCTGCATCTTTCCTCCTATGACACCAAAACAATACTGTATATATAATCACTGTTTATATTTACAGTATATAATAATCTTACTGATGTAAAACGTTTTTTTACGTTCATCAGCCTGATATACCTGGTATTATTAAGAGCACGAATTGTTAACCCGCGTAATTAATACAGCTCCCGCCACTTATCATCTTCCTGCAAACGCTGGTTCCGATAGAAGATACGCAGGCCTGCTCCTGACGGAATACTGCCGCCGCGAAGGAGTAAATCGACTTCTTTCTCGCTGCCATCAAATCCTCTGGACTTCAGTTCATAGACGAGCTGCTGTCGCTGATGGTTTGTAATTCGCTGTTTGTAGTCTTTACGCCGTTTCGGTTTCACCTGGCGTAACCTTGCAGCCAGTTCCCGGCGCTCTTTTTTGCTCATACTGTGCAGGTAATCGTGCAACTCCTTGTCATCCATGCGGGTAATGTCCGTTCTGGTATCCCCATCAGCTGATTTGTCGTTCCCTTGTTGGCTCAAATTTTCAGCAAGGGGACAGTTATTGCCACGAGTCCAAGGGGCGCAAGCGCCCTGGTCGGCTGCCGCCTCCTGAACGTCAACGGCCTTACGAACCATTTTCCACTTCACCGCATGAGTGCAGATCTTGCCCTCTGCAATGGGTGACCAGATGCCATAAATACGAATACCGTGATCGCCATATGCGGTCGGTTCTTCGTTGATTTCATAAGCAGTTCTGATGAGGTGATATTTGCGGGGAACCAGTACGCCGCCCTGCTTCATGATGTAGGTGGCAAAACAACCAGCATCAGCAGCAGCCAGGATTGCATCAAGGCGCGGGTTATCCAGTACCGGCGCACCTGCTTTTTTGTCCCCCTGTTGCCTTGCCGCCTGACCAGCCAGCAATCGCAGTTCACGGTAAGCCTGACGCCCCGGAATGCCAAAGAAGCGGAATTGCTGAACACGATGCAGAGACGCCCAGGCATTAACGTATTCAGCGTTATCACGCAGGGATTTACCCGTTTCCTTGCTGATCTCGCCAGCCAGACCACGCCCGTCAATGTTCTTACTGATGTATTTCGCGATGTAGCTTGTTGGCGTACCTTTGCGCGGGTTTATCAGCTCAGACTTAAAGCGTGGTCCCGTGTTATTACCCAGCTCCTCGCGGTCTTCACGAATGGCAAACTTACGCAACAAAGCAGTAATGGCGCGGCGATCTTTTTTGCGCATAAAACACAACAGGTGCCAGTGAACTGTACCGTCATGATGCGGCTCAGCCACCCGCACGCCATACCAGCGCAATCCGGCTTTGTGCATCGCCTTACGAAATGCAGCAAACATGCCGACCAGATAATCACTGCTTTGTCTTACCGTCGTATTTGTCCAGGTCGGGTTGGGCCTGCCGTTATTTAGCGTGGAATGGAAACGTGACGGACAGGTGATGGTGTAGAAAACGGCGCAGTCACCACGCATTTCCGCGATAAGCTCCAGACCTTTAACACAGGCCATCATCTCATTGCGGCGATGCGCAGGGTTGCTGCTGCTGGCGTTTACCACATCCTCCATGTCCAGCGTGTCGCCGTCTTCGTTCACCAGTTCATGAGAACGGAAAAACTCCAGCGACTTACGGCGCTGCTCACGTTTATGCATCACGGCTTCATAGCTGACATAGGGAGATGCTTTTTTGCTGACCAGGCAAACAGCACGCAACTGCTCTTCCCGCCATTCGCAACGCATCTTCCATAATTTCCGGTACCACCAGTCGGCGCACAACATACGCGCCAGCGAACCCGGAATGAGTTCATAAGGCACGGGTTTACGGCGGTTTCTTTTCCGGCGGAGTTGCTCAAACGCAGGCGGTATGACATCCAGTCGCAGGGTTTCTGCTGTCACCTTTTCCCATGTCTTGCGGATTTCTTCAGGCTTAACGTCATCGGTGGCATACAAATCGCCACAAGCTGCATCAAGGCACATGCTCATATGCGCAGCAACAAGGGTGGACAGGCGTTTCACCTGATCCTGACTCATTTCAGGCAGAATCAGCAGGCCGTCCAGCCCTTCATGGCTTGCCATAAAGCGAAAAGAAGTGGATAGCTGACTGTCGCGTACATGCTCCAGCCGTTCCAGACATGGCTTAATCGTCTCACGCAAATAGCGGGAATAAGCCTTTGGCCTGCCAAGGCTGCTGAAGTATTCAATACGTTGCATCAGCGGCTTGCTGATATGGGAAGGCTGGGCATTGACGTCCGCCAGAATGACCATATCTGGATTAAAACGCTGCTGCTCATGCGCCAGCTTTGCCCGACTAATGAGCTTATCCTGCTCCATTTCGCGCTGGACAGGATCACGGGATTCATTAAAGAAATAACGCTCCCAGACCTGATCACTCAGTGCCTCGCGGCGCAGCTGTTCCTGCTCGTTATCGGCAGCGTACAGAGTGATCAGGTTTGAAAGCGCAGAAACCGGCGCAACTTCCGCCGGGTCCAGATAAGGGTTAATGGCCTTTTTCGGGCTGTTCCATGAGAACGATGCGGCAGCCTCGTTAAAGCCGCAGCAGTTGTTCATATCGGCATGGCTCATGCACGTACTCCGTACACGGCAGAACTATCCACGCCACGCGAATAATCAAATCCCACCCAGCAGCGCGGCCCGGAAACAGCAATGATTTCTGTTGCTGATTTCCCCTCGCCAGCTGCCACACCGATGCTGCGTTTTGCCTTGATGTAGTGGTGAGTAAAATTGCGATACAGCGAACGGATCAGGGATGTGTCACTGTTAGAAACAATGACCGGATGTCCTTCTGATGACCGATGTTCAAGAACAGATGCCAGGTGATACTGGTCATCTTCAGTGAAACCATCAGTGTGATAGCCGGAAAACTTACCGTCATACGGCGGATCGCAATACACCACATCCCCCGCCTTCAACATCGCCAGCGTTTCATCAAAGCTGGCGCAGATAAACGTTGCTCGCTGGGCCTTTTCTGCAAATGCGCGAATTTCTTTTTCAGGGAAATACGGATTTTTATAATTACCGTAGGGAATGTTGAAATGCCCGCTCTTGTTATAGCGACATAAACCACGGTAACCGTGACGATTGAGATACAGGAAATATACCGCTTTCATGAAATCAGTAATTTCAGTGGAGTAATTAAACTCCTGCCTTATGTTGTAATAAGCCACCTCCCTGTTTGCGATCTCAAATAAAACTCTGGCGCGAGATATAAACGATTCACAATCAGCAGCAACCTTTTTATAGAGGTTGATTAAATCAGGATTAATATCCGCAACCAGATAGCTGGGGTAATCCGTCTCCATCATCACAGCACAGGAACCCGCGAAAGGTTCAACCAGTCGCGGGCCAGCAGGAAGGTGTTTTTTCAGTTCGGACATAATGGCGGGTTTATTTCCCGCCCATTTCAGGATGGTGCTCATACAGCACCTCCGTTGTAATGTTTGCCTTTCAGCTCTGCGATTTCCTGACAGGTAATGCAAAGCTGCACCCCCGGAATGGCACAGCGGCGTGCTGGCGGAATTGGCGCTTCACACTCAACGCAAAGCACGCGGGACACGCCCGGCGTTTTGGCACGGGCAGCACGGATATGACGTTGGCGTTCTTCTTCAACTCGCTGCTGTACGAGATCCATTGCATCAGCCATCAGTGGATCTCCTGCGCTTCGTTCTGGATTGCTTCAGCAGTCACACGCAGCAGTTCTGCCGCTTCGACGTGGTTTAGTTGGCGGGATGTGATATGACACGCCAGGTTATCAAGGCGAGCTGCCATTGCTTCAGCCCTTGCCCGGCGTTCTTCCAGACGAGCCTCTGTCAGTAAAATATTAAGCCCTGCATCATCCGGTCCGGTTTTAGTCGTGAGGGTTTCAATATTACGCATAATCAATTCTCCTGAATTTAGATAAAGGGATGCCCGGCGGGTTTACGCCATTAATTTCATTAGTTGGTTAATTCGGCATGGTTAGCCGTCTGGGAAATAAGCTCACCACTGCACGAAAATGATTCATTGCTTTAATCAGCTCCCGCTTTTCGTCAGTGTTCAGCTCATTAATGCTGATGCTATGACGTTCAGCTGGAATTTTTGCCATAAAGAATATGGCAGCCAGTGCCCGTTTATTTTGTTCATTATTGATATCCCGTGGATCACGCATATCTTTAATAAACCGCTCAAGCTCTGACTCAATATTCAGGCCAAAAACTTTCGCCCTTAACTCCGCAATGTGATTAAGTCCATTCAGGCGTTCACCGGGGCTTAATGGAACAGTTGCTGCAGCGCCATTAATAGCCATTTGTTCCCCCGTTTTTTCGTAGATAGTTCTGCCAGCAATTCATCTTGTGAACGGCATGGATGCCAGCGTTTACCATCCTCACCCATGATCCAGCCGTGACCGTAGTGCATTGCCGGGCTTTGCTTTACCAGCAGCGATGCAAATGATGGTTCTTTCGTAAGCATAAGCACCTCACAGCAAACCGAATGAAGCACCGAGGCCAGTCACGGTATCAACTGCGCTCGCCATCGCAGGATTAGCCTGTAAACGGGCCTGCAATGAAACAGCAGCCAGCGCCATCAGTCGTGTTACAGAGTTAATGCTGCTGATAGCATCACGACGACCTGCACTGGTTTTTACATCGCCAGATACCGCCCCTGCCGCAACACGCCCGATCTCTGCGGTTGCACTCATGACGTAATGTGGCAGTTTCTCTTTTGCCACCTCATTAATTGGTACACATGGCAGACAATGAATCTGTGCCAGAAAACCATCTACCAGCGTTGAATCCTCAGTCAGATCGGTAAGCAGCCAGATGTCTGGTGCGGTTAATAAATGAGGTTGAGCTGGGTTCAGCTTGTTCCGCAGAATCTGCACATTCATGCCTGCACGTTCTGCCAGTTGCACCAGGTTGTGGCGCAACGCGAATGCACGACAGGCTTCATCAAAATGTGGATGTTTGGAAACTTGGTAATCAAACATAGTCGACACCCCTGATATATCCCAAAATGGAACTAGTTGAATACAACATTG